GTCCATCTCTCCCAATCATCTTTGGTTTCTGCTTCATCATACAATCTCTTAAACCAGTTCTGTACTCCTTTTGGTGTTGATATAAATACAGCAGAACCTAATCTATCTGATAAGGTTGGTCGTAATACTTCCTTCCAAGTCTGTTCTTTTATAAATGCACATTCATCAAGCACAACCAAATCTAATCCAGCACCACGAAGTCTATCTGGTGCATCAGCTGTCTTTACTGTAACTTGACCACCATTACCAGTGTTTATTGTTTTCTCTGATTCTCTTACTTCTAATCCATAAGAATATGCAAAGTATCTAAGCTCTCTCCAACCTTCCAAAGCCATAGCGTAAGTTGGTGCAACCCACCAAGCTCTCTTACCTTCTAATGCAGTAAGTATGCACAATGCAGTTCCTAATTTAGTTTTACCGAATCTTCTACCAGCAACAACTATCTTGAATCTTTTTTTTGATTTAGCTACTTCAAGCTGAGATGCATGAAGCTCTGGTAATCTCCATCTTTTTATTTTAGTTTTAGAAGTCGTAGCCATCTCTTAACCATCTCAACATATCAGAAAACAGTTCTTCTATCTGTTCTGGTGGAATCTGAGATATGAAGTAAATAGCTGGTGGTGGCATAGGAATGACATACTGCACAGCTTCTTCAAATGTTTTTTGTGATTCAAGTTCTACATCATAGAGTTGCTCCATCACAATATCTACAAATTCATTATTGATTTGGTCATCAGTCATAATCATCAATCTTAGCATCATTGACTTTTTCCTGCTCTTCGACTTGCATATCTTGCATATCTAGTTCATCTATGACCCCATCTGGTAAGTTACTTGCAATACTTCCATCTGCAAATTCAATAACATTGATTACATTTTCTTCAGTAGATATAACTAACTTGCTAGTATCTCCAAACTGTTCTGGGTATTTCTTCTCAAGAATCCATTGCAAAGCTCTTGGATTTCTATCTTCTTCTCCAATATCTTTTATTTTTTTAACTGTATCTACCTTAAACTCTGCTTCTATCTGTGCTATCTCATCAAAGAGTTCTACATAAGTTTCTTCCCCAGATTCTGCTTTTTGTCTCCATCTGTAAAAGGTTGATTCATCTATTCCAGCATAAATACAAGCATCTTTGACATAAGAACCTTGCTCAACAGCAAATAAGAGTCTTTCCTTAGTTACTTTGTCTAATATCTTATTCTTTTTCTTTATCCCAAAAAAACTTCTATCACTCATCTTTTATCTCCACTGGATTATACATTTGGTACTTCAATGTTAGTTCTTCCCCAGCTTTTATCTTTTGAATAGTTAGTAAATACATTTCATGCCCAACTTCTCTAAGTTTGCAGTTTGGTTCTTCAGAATGATTTATAAATCCACCCAATGGAGTTCTAATATATCCATTCAAGTAATCTTTATGCTTTACATGACTTACACCAAGATTAGTATTTTTCTCTATTGGTTCTGTTGCAAATAAACCAAGACCTTCGATACTACTTTTCTTTATCGTAGTGTTCTCTGGCAAAGGTTTGTATTTCTTCTTCTGTAAGTTCATCATCAAGGTCATCGAGCAAATAATCATCAAACATTATAATTTATCTTCTTTTACAAGCCACCATGCAAATGCATTTACTCCCACAATCAAAAAAATTATGAGGATAATGTCCATTATTCTGGTAATGACTTACAAATCTGAAGATATTGATTTACTAAATCATCTGCATCTTCAACCAAATTTATGCCTTCAATACGCATGTAATTTAATTGCTTAAGCATTACTTCTTTAAATGTTGTGTCATCAATCTCTGCATCTATGGCATCTAGTCTTTTGAATCCATCTGGATAGTTCATTCTTCTTCTCCTATTTCTTGTCCAGTTAAGTCAAGCAAAACCTCATCTTCAGTAATCTTGTAAATATCAAATATATCTCTCACTCTTCTTCTCTCACTTCTTCAAATTCAGTATCTACATCATCAAGTTCTGTAAATTCTACCTGTGCATTAGCAAGATTCAAATGTGGGTACATATTCTTCAGTTCTTGTATAGAGTCCAAAACTTCTATGACATCTTTTGCCAACCAAGTTTTACTCCAAGTACCAGTAACTTTTGCTTTTTTAATCATTCTTATCCTTCCAACACTTTGCAGAACTATTCCAATGATGTTCTCCAGACTTATAGAATAGCCAAGAACTCATCTTTAAATTGAAATCTGGGTCTTTTCTGTCTCCATACCACCCAAGTTTCTGTGAAATCCAGTTGTATGTCGAATCGTTTATCTGCATTAGACCTACATCAGTCGTGCCATTTGTGTTGTATCCGACAGCTTTTGAGCGACCAGATGACTCACAAAACATGATTCTACTAACTTTTATCACATCTTCCTCTCTAAAGTATTTTTGTATCAAGGGTTGCCAGTGTAAGACTGAATTTACTTGGAACTCAATCTTCTTACAATCCTTGTAATCGTAAATGACTTCTGGAGTAACTGGTTGATTAAAAGTTATTAAGCAACTAATTACTGGATAAAGAAGTATCTTCATACTCTTTTAGTCTGTCAATATCAATAATCCCTTTTGGCAAGTTCCTATAAATGATATTGTCATCATTATCCATCAAAAGTAATCTTACTTTTGTACCATCATTCTCGATAGCTATTCTTTTCATACAAATATTATAAATCAATAATCATTAAATTTATAAAATTTTAAGATTATCCCAACCATCTTTTGACAAAGTAAAGGTCAATACTCCATGAGAAGTAGTCAATCCACTTCTTGCTTCAAGTTCTACTGATGTATCTAGTGATGGTGCTTGAAACCAAGTTTTACTTCTCTCAGTCAAAACTCTTAAATGATGATAATGTCCAGACACTAAATAATCTGATTGTATACGCTTTGCATGACCTTGATTCTTCCACCAGTTCATTAGTTTGCCTTCAATACCAGCTCCACCACCAGTCATGTGTCCATGATAAAAAGTAATTCTTTTGCCTTTTATCTCTAAAGTTAAATGATAATCATCTGGTATGACAGTTTTTACATGTTTGTATCTCTCTCTACCTTCTATTATCTCTCCAACGATTTGAAATATAGCTGTATCAGAACCATCTAATCTTGATGTAGATACTTGAGCTTTACCACTTCTGTATTCAGAATGATTACCAATCACAGCACCTATAACTATTTTTGGTGCTAATCCAAGCAATCCATCTAATACTTCTAGCACCATTTTTCTTGCAAGATGTTCTTGTTCAGTTCTTGTAAGTTCGATATTGAATGGTTGATGGTCAAAGAACCCATAACAGTTTTCAATCAAGTCTCCCAGACCAATAATATAAATCTCATCTACAACTTCTCCTAATTTTTTAAGAGCTTTGATATGTTTCTTTGCTTTTACAATACTATTTCTGATGTAATCTATCGTTTCATCTGCTCCCCAGTCTGAGCCATGTTCTCTTTTTCCAAACTGCCAGTCAGCACAAAAATACATAAATGCTAACTCTCCTTTGTCTTGTGATACCTTAATTGGTTTTTTCTTTTCAATCTGTCGTTCAAGTTTTCTAAAAAATTTATTATGATGTGGATTTCTTTTCTTAATGATTGCCTTGAATGCAAACATATCGACAATCTCTCCACCTTTTATTTGTGTCTGCCAAGTAGAGAATCGTATTCTATCTTCTTCTATGTAAAATTCTTTTGAATCATAACCCCAAGACTCTAGAAGAGAATTAAATTTAAAGTTATCATTATGAGGTTGTACATGAGTTAGCTCTCCAGCGTTAGTCTCATAATCGTATTCGATGCGTGGCTTCCAACCACTTGGGTAGTAATTATTTCCTAGTTCTTGATTATGCTTGACTTCCTGTTTCTTCTTAATTATTTTTTTTGCTTCATCAGTCATAGACCTTCAAACATTTGTTCGATGTCAGTCTAATGGAATATCTGCTCGATGGAAGTTTATAAATGGAGCTGAGTAAGGTGTTCAACAAGGTAACCTATTATCTATCGCTAGATGAAAGGAGTATCTACACCTGTCCGAAGTTCTCCTTCGACTCTATTCCTTACTCTTGCTCCTGTTGTTAGCTATTGGTTGTTTGCTTAGAAATTTCTAAACCACAAAATCGGCATTTCTCAATTACATCTAAGTCTATCATGTGGCAACCATCAGTTGCACAATCATGCTTCTTTGGCTCTTCCTTGACATAACTGTCAAGTAATGACCAATGCTTTACTAAAGCATAAGGTGTAAGTGTCATACCTTTAAAGTGCTTTTTATATTGTACTACCCTGCTAGGAATTTCATCTGCTTTTGCACCAGCTTCTCTTAATTGCTTTATACACTTATTCCACCCTGCTCTCTCTGTTTGGGTCTTTGGTGTATATCCAATAGATTCTGTTAGTGCATTCCATAGAGCTTTTCTATCTTCCAAAGAATGACTATGGTTAGATGACTCTAGTTTGTGGGTCTCTGATGAACTTGGGCTAGGGTCAGATTTGACACTGGGTAGGTCATATATGACACCTTGACTCCTATAAACTGTATAGAGATTTGAAGTTTGTTCTCCAGTTGCCTTATCAAATCTTTTTTCTGATTTGATAGCTGAGATACTTTTTAGTTCCTTCAAAGCTCTTTTTATAGTTGAATCAGAGACATTGAGTCTCTCTGCAAGTGTTCGTATGCTTGGGAAGCAAGTACCATCTTCTTTATCTGCATACCGACACAACACTGCATAGACTCTGACAGCTTGTGCCGAAATAGGTGCATCAATGACCCATTCTGGCACAATGCTGAAATATATATCTGACTTTATATAATCCATTTAAAATGGTGGTGCATCATCAAGATTGACTGGAGTATTCTTGTTCTTCTCAATCAAGTCTTGAAATGTCTGAATAAAGTCAGAAGCATTAGATATAGTCATACTGTTTGTATCAACTTTATCTTTGTACTGTTGCTGTTGCTGGATAGTAAGTTTATTAAATAAACTGCTTACAAAGTTCTTCTGCTTATCAGAAGCTGGTCTATCTTTACCACCAGAATAGTTATTGCTTCCAGAATCATAAGATGATTCAAAGCCATAGTTATCCCATAATGCATCAGCATATTTAGTAGTAAAATCTAAAATCTCACTCATTTGTATTTTATCAGCTACTGCTAAATCGATAGCTCCTTTGAATGCAACTTGTGCAACAATCGCTCTATCCTTGCTCATATTCCTTCTCCCTTCTTTTTTTCTGTTTCTCTTTTTGTTCTTTGAATCTGGCATCATACTTATCTTTGTATTTGTTTGGATAAGTATTGTTTTTGATTACTTTATAGTAGTCTTTTGTCCAGATTTTTTTCTTTTCTTTATCAGAGAGATATGGGTACAGTGCAACCTTCTCTTCGTTGGTAAGCACTGCCCATTCTCTCCAATGTTCTACCTCAGCTCTCATTTGAAACCAAACGAAGCTGTGTTTGCTTTTCTTCTTCACTGGGTAAACTTCTTAGGTAGTAGAAGCAAAGACCCTTCTTCTTAGATGGAAGGGTTACAATATCCCAACCATCTTTTCTTAGATTGTGAATAGAAGAACCAAATCTTGAAAAGTTCAAATCATAAATGAACTCTCCATTTGATATTGGTTCTCCATCTCTATACCTTATCAAAACATATTTTACTTTTTCG